GTACCTGGTGGAGGGCCTGTTTGTGGCCCTGGCTGCAATCTTCATCCCCAAGCGTGCCCTGCCTTGGGAGGAGATCCTGACGCTGGGTGTGGTGGCCGCGGCCGTGTTTGCTATCCTGGATGTGGTGTCGCCGAGCATCGGCTACTCGGCGCGCCAGGGCGCGGGCTTCGGTATCGGTGCGAACCTCGTGTCCTTTCCCCGCCTACGCTAAAAACATGACACAATTAATGTCATAGACCTCAAATTTCTGAAAACTAGTATGTGAGCGGGCGAAGCCCGCCTCCTCATGAATCAAAGAAGAGCCTATGGATTTCAACCAAATCCGTGTTCTTTTCTTTCAAAATGCGATCTTCATGAAGGCGTATAGTATCCAATAGAGTTGGAAGACGCTCTTTTAAAGGGATATTCTTAGACTTTCCATTCACTCTATAAGCATTTGGATTAAAACGAATAAATATCCATTTGCCACTAAAGACCATAAAGAGATCATCATACCTCTGTTCTTCATCTTCTGGGTCATATCGCCTATGCTGATTCTCATCTACTTCAATCGCTAAAAGGGTATTTCCTATTACTTTCCAAAAGTCAATCCGACGACGTGATAAACAATCGCATCCACCTCCTTCTAGACGTTTATCATGTTTATATGAGCTATCGTATGTCAATATTGAAGAAGCAACCTCTATCTCAAATGATTTTCTAGGAATAGAGCGTGTTCGCATATCTTCTGGAAATAGATGCTGAAAACACCATGCGCAATAACCATCGTATTTATCATATCCACGAGTAGTACAATACTCAGATTTACAAGATTGATGACGTAAATCAATATCAGTTGCTATCTTACAACTTCTGCAATGAATAATTTTCCGAGTTTCTGGATTTCCATAGGTTGCCTGATGTTTATTACATGCAATACATCGCATATTTTTAACATCTATATGATCATCCGTTTTACAGTCCCTGCAATGTGTATTCTTTCCTCCAGGAATGCCATATACGGGAAATTTTACTTTACATACAATGCACTTTGTTGATTTTATATCTACCATATCGCTCTCTTTACAATCAGCACACCGATTTGCTTTTTCATTAGAATATCCGAACACAGGTTGCTTTACTCCGCATTTATCACACATTTTGCTTCGCACATCTTTCATATCAGGCTCTTTACAATCTGCGCAAAACTCTGGTTTCTTTGCTTCTCGTCCAAATGCCGGTTGTTTTAGATTACATTTTTTACATTTTGCGGTCTTTACATCTATTAAATCGTCTGTTTTACATCTCTTACAGTGTGTTGCTTTTTGACCTGCCAGGCCATATATAGGAATAGTTGCTTTACATACCGCACATTTAGGAATCGTTAGATTCATCATTCCAGATTCTTTACATTTTCCACAGTGCGTTGGAATCCCCCCACCCACCCCACAACTCGCGCGAGTCTTTTTACAAAGGCAACACCTTCTTCCCTTTCCAGGCATATTTCTTTGAAAGTTCAAAGAAAGAAATGTCTGTCAATTTTTAGAAAAAGGACCCTATGCGCCCCATGCATCTCCAGATAAATGCTGCCGCGCACGCTACCCCAGATACCCGCTACACAAAACAGCAAATGGCGGATCTGGAAGACCGTATTGTTGACGCCCCTCGCGATCAACTCCCGGAAATTATAGAAGAAATTCTCGCACATCAACTCAACGAGTATCACGTGCGAGAATTGCGGAATCTTGCGCACTATGCGGAGAAGCCCTCCTATAAACTCTCCGAAATTAAATCGGCTCTTCGCGGAGTTCTGATGAAATTGACACCTTCGGGCCAAACGGGTGGATCCTCCTCGGCGTTCCGCTTCCGCTCTGTTCAAGTTCATGGAACTATGAAAAATGGGAAGCGGAAAACACGGACGAACACAGTTGTGGTGAAGGGATCCAAAGGGACAAAGACGGTAGAAATTCACGATTCAACGAAAAAACGCAAGACCTATCGCTCTACGAAACGCCTCACAGCGCGCGAAATTTCCAACATCAAGCGCAACAAATTCATGCCTGGCCTCTTTAGGGACCTCTAGATAGACCGTACAAATTGCCACCGCAGGTCCCTACAAATTTGTTCCCAAATTTTATCTTGGACATATAATTTATCCCGATTTTTAAGCAAGGGAAAGCATGGGAGGTACTCGTCCAATTCCAATAATTCGCAGAACTTGTACAAAACATAGGAGTACGAGAGGAAATTACTCCGACCCTTGGGACAGTGTGCCTGAAAGGATGGCTGAATTTCCTTGAACATGTAGCGCAACTTCTCCTCTATTTCACGGCTCATGACTGGGACTGACTGACCGTTCAAATGGTTGATAATATGCGGAATGTGTTCATAATACTTGTTGAATTTCAATTTCTTCAGAATTTCCTTCACCTTGGATGCCTTGAGTGTTCTAAAATCCATGATACGCTCCTTCTTGAGTTCAACAAGGATTGCATCATACACCTCTTGGGGAATTTCGGTGGACTCCTTCGCCTGGAATTGCGCAAGCCACTCATTAAAATGGTTAATCCGCTTATAGGCATAATAGCTAACTTCACGTGGCGGATCCTTATAGGATGGTTTATCTGAATCAATCAACACAAAATCCTGATATCCACATTTCGTACATGTGAATACGGCCTCGTTTGTAGAAAAGATCATCTCTATTTCACACGCAGGGCAGTCGCCGAACCGCTCATATTCTATCTCGTGGCTTCCGCGGGCATGCTCAGGGTCTACAACCTGGAGATAGTCTTCCAGTAATTTGTCGCGACGAAGCGTCGCAGTTGCGGTGGCGGTTGGTGCTGGGGCTGACGTTAATTCCTCGCCATCCTGTTTGGAGGCTGCTTCCAGCGCAGCAAGAATACTCCCAGGCTTGGATTTCGTGGTGAGTCGCTTTACCGGTGGCTCTATCCCCTTTTGGATTTTCTCTTGAATATCGTAATAATTATAGAGGATATCACCGGTTTTTAAAAAATACGTGTAGAGTTCGTCCTTGGAATGAATTTGTTCCCGTTTACCTCTCGCGGTAGATAATTTCTCTTCTACCGCCTCCTTTTCCAGATCGGTGAGAGGGGATATGAGAGTTCTCTCAAGCGTTTGAATTTCCATGTTGAGTTCGCCAAGAGTGGCTTCCTTCTGTTTCATAGCATCTACATGAACTGTGTGAAGGGCGTCCAGGGTCGTTCGTGCCTCTGGGTTTCCCCGTCTCGTGGGGCGAATGTTGAAAAAGGCATTCCTGGAGCTCATCTCTTGTCCAAGGGTTCATGGAAGGTTTAGGCGGAGGGAAGCGGTCATCCCCGGCAAGGGAAGTTTCCAAATCCGAATTTGTTTCGCAGCTGCGAAATTATTTTCTGGCGGATGGGTATAGGACAAAATGACCGGTGGTGGTTTGATGCAGCTCGTTGCTTACGGCGCTCAGGATGTGTACCTGACGGGTAATCCCCAGATCACCTCGACATATTGAAGGGGGTGGAAAAGCGGTCAGGGGGCGATAAAACGGTATATTCGCCCCGGCAAGTCTGTTAGTGGTTCCGTTCTAATCCACAGCCGCTAGTGGTGTTTCTAAAACACCGCAACATCATCAAATTGCGGGAACCCCCTAAAGCATTTGCTACTAAAGCGAGCCGAAAGGTAGCGCTGGTCAGGAACAGAACCTGAGTATAGTAAAAACGCAAATGATGAGGCATTTGGCCGAAATGGGCAATCCGCAGCCAAGTCCTACGTTGCCTAAAATAGCGTGATGATAGTTAAGTATGGGATTTATTTATTGTTTGCATTCACCTTCTGGTAAATGCTATATAGGTCAGACACGACGTTCTGTTGAAAAAAGAGTAAAAGAGCACGAGAAATCATATTCAGGATGTATCGCATTAAATAGTGCAATAACCAAATATGGGTTTAACTCTTTTAAAGTTGAAACGCTCATGGAAGTGAATGATGAACTTTTAGATGTGTATGAAAAAAAGTTTATAGAAGCGTTTGATTCTTTTTATCCAAATGGGTATAATATACGCTCAGGAGGTTCTCTTAATTCTCAACATACAGCGGAAAGTCGTGAAAGAATGCGTGTATGTAAGCGTGGTGATAAAAACCCAAATTTTGGGAAGCCAAGAAATGAAGCTACCAAGGCGGCAATTTCTGTTGCAAAGTCTGGTGTAAAGCATCATTTCTATGGTAAATCACTAAGTATATCGCATCGCGAAAATCTGTCTATTTCCCATAAAAAAGAAGTTAGTTTGCCTATGTATCTTGTAAAAATAAAAGCGAGACCTGAGCACTATACTTCTGGAGGATATGCGGTTGTAAATCATCCGCATCTCCCAACACGTTATTTTACTTCTAAGAAACTTTCTGATGAAAGCAAGTTAAAACTTGCTTCAGAATATCTTAACTCAGGCAATATGGATGCAGTTCAGAGACTCAATGGTGATGGGTCCTGCGATTTCGCAGGGCTTAAGATAGAGTCCAACCCCTAGACGACGGATTTTAAATATTCCGAAAGGAAGGGTATACCCTTGTCTTCAAGGTCGTGTACCGTCGTCACACTAACTTTGCCATGGAGTCTATTGAGAACCCTTTCAACGGTGCTCCTGGCTTCGGCAAGAAGGTCACCTGCACCATCCAGCGCAACGGTGACCTGATCCACCGTGTGTACCTGCAGGCCACTCTGCCTGCGGTCACCCTGCTGGCCTCGGACGGCTCTGGTGCGCAGTTCCGCTGGCTGAACTGGGTGGGCCACAATCTGATCAAGAACGTGGAGCTGGAGATCGGTGGCCAGCGCATCGACAAGCACTATGGCATCTGGCTGCACATCTGGAATGAGCTGACCCAGGAGCCTGGTAAGCAGTCTGGCTACGCCAAGATGGTTGGCAACGTGCCTGAGCTGACCAACACCCTGCAGCAGGGTGGTGTGCCTTGCGATGATGACTGCGCCGCGGGCGTGCCCTCCGTGTCCGAGGCCCTGCGCACCTGCGCCCCTGAGTACACGCTGTACATCCCTCTGCAGTTCTGGTTCTGCCGCAACCCTGGCCTGGCTCTGCCCCTGATCGCCCTGCAGTACCACGAGGTGCGCGTGAACCTGGAGTTTAACGACATCCGCAACCTGTGCTGGGACATCACTCCTCAGCAGTCCAACGTCCACACCATCCGCGACCGCGTGAACAACGCCAACCTGGTGGCCGCCTCTCTGTATGTGGACTACATCTACCTGGACACGGACGAGCGCCGCAAGTTCGCCCAGGTGTCTCACGAGTACCTGATTGAGACCCTGCAGTTCACCGGCCAGGAGTCCATCACCTCCTCTGCCAACAAGATCAAGCTGAACTTCAACCACCCTTGCAAGGAGCTGGTGTGGGTGGTCCAGCGCGACTCGTTCGTGTCTTGCGACGACACGGTGGTGAACACCTACAAGGGCCAGCAGCCCTTCAACTTCTCCGACTGGTGGGACCGCGCCGTGCTGGAGTCTGGCTACTCCGTGACCCGCGTGGAGGGCATGGCAGGCAAGAACCCCGTGGTGACTGCGCTGCTGCAGCTGAACGGCCACGACCGCTTCCAGGTGCGCGAGGGCCGCTACTTCAACGAGGTGCAGCCCTACCAGCACCACACCAACGTGCCTGCGGTGGGTATCAACGTGTACTCCTTCGCGCTGCAGCCTGAGCAGCACCAGCCCAGCGGCACGTGCAATCTGTCCCGTATTGATAACACCACCCTCCAGCTGGTGGTGTCCAACAACGCGGTCGGCGCCAACACCTCTTCTACCGTGTGGGTGTTTGCGACGAACTACAACGTGCTTCGTGTCATGTCAGGAATGGGCGGGCTTGCATACAGCAATTAAGAAAGTGTGGACATATTTATGTCATGTTTATGTCATAAAATTTTACAACCCTACAAAAATATAAAATAGTATCATAC